CGCCTTGTTTTCCTTGTGCACCCGGTTTGCCCTGTGGGCCTTGATTCCCCTGTGGGCCTTGAACTCCCTGAGTACCTTGGTCGCCTTGGTTCCCCTGAGAACCAGCGTTCCCCTGTGGGCCTTATGCGCCATCCGGGCCCTGATAGCCTTGATTGCCTTGAGAACCCGTTTCGCCCTGTGAACCCTGGTTCCCCTGCGGGCCTTGTGCGCCCTGTGTCCCGTCTCCCGCGCTCCCCTGTGGGCCTTGTGAACCCTGCGCACCCTGAGCACCAGCACCGCCTTGGCTACCTTGATACCCCTGCGGGCCTTGTGGCCCCGTAATAGAAGCGTCGTATTTGTAAATCCATCGCTTCGTGCCGGGATATGCGGTAGGCGCGATAATATAAGGAGATATTTCATCCTCTCCGGAATCCGCGTCCAGTTGATAGACGCCACCGTTGCCATCGCCCCCGACTAAAGCAATATCGGAATCTTCCAATAAAGCTCCATCAAGACCTTTTAGGGAACCAGCACCGCTATTTAATGATGTACATGGATAAAATTTCGCCACTAAATGAACCCTCTGTTATCAAACGCATACGAATTATGAGCTGTGAACAAATTCGTTTTGCGCTTGATGTCAGAGGTGGCTTTTTTGAAAAGGGCTAAGTGGGTATTAGCCTTTTGCGGAAAGTATGTGTTTTCACCAGACTTCAAGTATGCAAGACTGCAAATCCCATCAATGACTATATTGTGATACCTTGACGATATTTCAGGTGTTTGCCCTGACATGGTTGTGGTTGTCATGTCGCTTAACGGATACCGGTAAACGGACAACTTGACGACATAACTTTTATCCGGTTTAGGATAGACAGTAAAATATCCCGTGTTGTGGTCTAGCAGATACAGATACGGATCCCCAGAATCATGCGCCCGCCAGCCGGGAATCCTTGTATCCATTTCGATCTTTCCGGACTTGGACAACTCATGCGTTGAATCGTCCGCTAAAGTCGGATACCCCGTCCCTTGATCCGCTGCATATGTCCCGTTCGACAACGATTCACCATCGGTAAACGCACCCGTTCGTTCTTCAATGATATAGGTGTAGTCTGTTTCACATGAAACGACCTTGCAGGTTGATGTACTCGATGCGCCGGTAATGGTGTCTCCGGCGCTCCAAGCAGTCGAGGGCGCTACGTCGAGGGTTAGCAGTTCTTTACTGACCAGCCGTGCGGATCGGACATAAATCACCGAGCTGTGCAGCGAGTAATCGTAGGTATCTTCTGACAGGAAAAGAGATGTAGCGGTTGATGTTGAATCTTCTAAGACGTATGCTTCCCTGCACAGTTCGTTAATGATCTCATTGGCGTAAAGCACTAATTCGCTATCGACCCAAAAATAGGGCTTCTCGTAATTCCCCAGCCGGTAACGAGTCATGTCAATTAGCTGCTGTAAGTTCATCGAACCTGTTCCTCTTTAACCGGCTTATACGGCCAAGGTCACGCACCCAATGACCGCGTTTGTTTCGGACCCATCCCGGCCCCGGCCAGCTACGACCGTGTTTAACGTCTCCCAACGAAACACGCTGCGGCTTTACGCTTACCCCACTAACCGGTGAATCGGCTTTCTGACCCGTTAGTTCCGCTAGCTCTTCCCGCGTCATCAAACAAACAACCATGTCTGAACGTGCCGCGAGTGCTTCCGAGTAGGGGAAAGGCTGACCAACGCCATCCTTACGAAGCATCTTAAAAACTTCTTTTGTCTCCATGCAGGAGCCTTTCTAGGCATTAAGCCTTTGCGGCTTGTCGTATCCGTACATTAAGCCGTCTTTGGTTCTTAACAACGAACTAACCTTGCTATGGTTGACAACCTGAATCCCCCGGCCCATCGCTTGCCCTAGCCAATAATTTGCGCCGGCCTTTTGGTGCGCATATTCAGACCCGGAAAGCATGTTCACGCCGTATAGGTCGATCCTCTTAAAGCCCTTGTAAATTGCCAACGCCAGCGCATAGTCGATAGTGCTTGAAAAATAATCGGTCCCGAAATAGCCCACAATCTCATTGATAGGATACGTGCCCAAATCAATGTACGGAACTCCGTAAACTTCAGCTAACTTCCTAGACTCGATTGCGCTGTGCTTTTCTAACGCCCCCCACCGACCATCTTCATAAACGTTCATGTCAATCACAACATCAACCGGCCTTTGAAGATTGACGAGTGTGATACCCCAAGAGTATTCACCCTGTGGGGCATCTTCCCACCCGCATCCTCTACCGAAGATGTTGACTTTCATTAAGTAGTCGTATCAACCGCAGGGAACAGCACATTAGTAACGTTGTCTGCGGTCAGGTAGTTGTTGGCTCCGCGTTTCACGTTCACATCCATCGCTTCCGCGTAACCAGCCGTCACGGCAGCAGCGGTGATGAACTCATTGCGCGTGTAGTAAAACAGGTCAGCATTTTCATCGAGGCACAGGGTTGTTGCCTGGATGAAATTATCGCTGATTAACGCCCGCCATGATGTTGTCGTAGAGGCATTAACAATGATCCCCGCAGCCGCAGCATCGACCATCTGGTTTCCGATAATCTCCGTTCCACCAGCCTCGCCAGCACCAAATGTGAGGTAGGAAGCGGAGAACGGGCCTTCAAACCGGCAACCAATGATTTTCAGGAACGGCGAAGCCGTGGCCTCTTATCCTCCTCGGATTTAATTCGGGCGGGGGAATAAACATGGAGTCCACCCCCGCCCTACGGTTAAATTACGGGTTCAGGTCAAGAACCAGCGCGTACACATCCACAATCGCATCCGTGAAGGCCGCAGTTGCAACCAACAGGTCAATCGTGTCAGCGGATGAGAAATAAGTCCCGTTCAACGACGCAGCATCCCCGTCCATCGGGAAAATCTCGCCCGTTGTATCGGGGGCGGTAGCCGTGACAAATTCATCTGTATCGACGCCGGTAATGCCCAACTGGAATGTCGCTGTGGTGTTTGTGGATTCGGCACTCACGCACACGAACCAAGCGTTAATGACATAGTAACCAGCGGGGATGTCGAGAGCCTGATAAACATCCGCATTCGTATTGGTAATGCCGGTCTTGGACGTATCTACACGACTCCGCAAAAGCCCAAACTTTAAATTACCAGCCGGGATGCCCGTCCCAACTGAAGTCCCACCAGTAAAATCTACAGTAGCCATATTCTTATCCTCCTATTTGCCAAAGTTATTTGCGGACGTACATGAAACCAAGACCCTGCGAATTGATGACCTTGTAGCCATAGACGTTCAGGCCGCGAACGATCTTCATAAAGGTTCTCTCGGATTTCAGAGTTTCGATCTGCTCAAACTGGTTGGCAAAGCTGACCGCATCCTTGTTTCCGAACAACACATAGAACGCCTGAAAACCAGACGCTTCAGTTGTGGCTGCGACAGTCGGCAGAAGGTTGGACTTCAGAATATCGAACCGTCCGATCTTGCCCAAAAGGTTCGTTCTCAGCACGGACTTGGAATCGCCAGTCAAGGACGCATCTTTCAGGTCGGATTTCTGAATCAATCCGGCCATCCACTCAGGAACGACCATCCAGCAATTTTCGTCCTGAACCTTGTTCTCACCAAGAACCGTCCCGCAGTCCACGATGTAGTCAAGGATGTTGGATTTGGTAATCTGAATAGGCGCACCTGTAGCACCAAGGTTGAAACCGCCCGTAATCGCCCCGGCGGTCGCCCCGTAATTGCTCGCATGGGCGTCCACGGCAAGACCGGATAAAAGGTCGGTATCCACGGCAACCGCGCTGTCTCGCGCCCCGGCTTCCGTGAATTTGTTGAGAAGGTTCAGGTCGGACTGGACACGATCAACATCATCCAGGTAAATGTTGAAATACTTGCCCTTGTTAATATACATGGTGACGGCGGGAACTTCGGGATACTGTGCATCAAGAAGCATTCCCTTCTGATAATCACCGATGGTAATATCGGGGATTCCGCGAACCGTAACCATCGACCCCTGACCCTTGATCTCGCCTTCATAGTCGTTGTTGGCGATGTAAG